AATTTGCTGAATGATATCATTATACGACATATGTTTGAAGTCTTTATTGAATGCCTTCAAATGTTGTGCCGTTTCCATTGCCGCCTGTAATTGGCGAGCCTCAACGAACGCATCATAGACACGAACGATGAATTTAGTTACCGGACTCAGTAGATCCTTCAGTGAGAAGGACGGCTTCCGAATCTCGGGTAATCTTGTTGCTTGTGTTGTCATGTGTGACTCCTCGCGTGTTTGAAATTTCAATCTTACGAGGACGCATTTCTTCTGGGACGACAACTTCCAATTCGATGGCAAGTATACCGTCTTTAAGATCTGCTCCATTTACCTGAACATATTCAGACAAACGAAATGTTTTTTCAAATTTCTTGTTAGAGATACTTTTATGAATGTATTCTCTACCACGATTTTCATGTTTACCTTTCACGGTAAGTGAACGATCTTTTACCTCAATATCTAGTTCTTCACGTGCAAATCCGGCAACGGCCAATTCAATTTGATAATTGTGGTCGTCTACCTTTACAATGTTATGAGGTGGATAGTTATCGTTCGCATGTCTTGCCACTCGATCAAGTTCATCAAATAAATGATCAAACCCTACGAATGCTGAACGTGGAAAAAGCGTATGAACACCTTGTGCTGTCATGATTGACCTCCTAAATTAAGCAAGGTTATGTTACTAGGACCGGACCAATTCCGCATCCGTTATTATATATACAAGAACTTATAAAGCTCAAGCATATATTTGAATTTTTTTGGCTGATGAATTGGATCAGGCAGACTTCCGAAGATCTCCACCATTTTTTCCAGATGTTTTTCTATTTCTTTCGTATTCATTAGCACATTTATCACCGCAAAAAATTACCCAACTTGAGTCAATTACTTTTCTAAATTCTTTTTTACAATTTGGGCATGTTTCTTTTTTATAGTTCATTTATTTCCTATATTGTATTTTGGACAAAGTTCCCATTGATCTTTGTCTTTAAATGGAAGGATTTTAATTTGTCTTAGCGGAGCTATGGGTTTAGCTTTTTCTGGTTTTTCAATGGTTAGCAATCCCCAATCGCTCATTAGAGTAGCAATTGTATTTCTACGTGCAATGTCATTTTCTTCTAAATTAGATTTTTTGCCATCAAGTAAAAAGAGTTCTTTAAAATGAACTACAAAATAACGGCCTTGTTTATGTAGAATATGACAAGATTGATATAGCTTTTTATCTTTACGAGAAGCTACACCTATACGAGTTAAAGTTTCTTTTATCTTTAAGAAGTCGTCTGGTTGATCTAGAATAACTTCAAGCATAGAAGATGTATTCCATTCAATTAATTTACTTTCTTCCACCTTTCTTCACCTTATTATGTAAATTTTTTATTTGATCAGGCGTAAGAAGCGAGAGGACTTGGAGAGCTTTATTCTCGTTATATCCATAATACTCTTTAATCACTTCAATGTCACCATCAATTTTCTTTTTATCCCATTTTGAAAAGCGTTTCCGCTTACGAATAATATTTATAAGAAAATCAAATTGTAGACGGGAGTCTAGTTGATGATTAACGTTCATTTCATTTGCTGCAAAGACTGTATCCGGAAAGTATGATAGAGAACGGTTAACCATATATCCGTTATAGTCTTTTTCGGCTAAATCGTCTACCATTATATCCGTTTTAGTATAGTTAATTGCATTCAAGTAATCAAACGGACTCATACAAACTCCACGTTTGCCATAAGTTCAGTCATACATGCAACAATGTTTAGCTCATGATCTGCCACAAATGCGTTCTTATATTGATAATCAGCAAGGATCAATACAGTCTGTGGAACGGATTCAGGTTTAATTTTTTCTACCATACGATCATAGATTGCACGGAAAATGGCAGAGGCATCAGCATCGACATTCTGAGCAACCCATGATCTCATTTTCTTAAAGTCCTTAGACTTCAAATGAGTAAACAAATCGCTATAATTATCATTTGCTACATCCGCAATCTGAATTGCACCACCAATAGAATTGCGTTGGCATTCATTAATAACACGACGCCAGTCCGGAGCAAACTTCATAATCATATCAGCAATTGCCTTCTGATTATATTCTACACTTTCCGTTTCAAGAATTGTCTCTAATCGTTTCATAAATTGAAACGCAAGTTCTGCCATATCTTTCTTGGTAGTATTAAACTCATAGACACCACAACGAGAATGAAGTGGTTCAATGATTCGGTTTTTAAAGTTACATGTTAAAATAAATCGACAGTTATTGGCAAATTCTTCAATGAATCCACGTAACGCCGGTTGAGTTGACTGCGCATTAAGATAATCTGCCTCGTCAAGGATAACAACTTTATATCCACCTTGAAGCGAAACTGTTGATGCAAACTGTTTGATTTTAGTTCGGAGTGTGTCAATATTACCAGATTCGGATGCGTTAACGATAATCCAATCTAAGTTCAGTTCATTACACAGCGCTTTTGCTACAGTAGTTTTACCGAGACCTGCAGTACCGCTGAATAGCATATTTGGAAGTTCACCACCATCAATAATCTTTTGGAAAGTATTTTTAAGATTTTGTGGTAGGATACAATCGGAAATAGTTTGTGGTCGATACTTCTCAACCCATAAAAAATCACTAGACATAATATAATCTCATAAAGGGGAAGGGGCCGGAGCCCCTAGTCATCAAGAATTTAAAGCTTCTTCTTGTTGATGTTGCTCGACAAGCTGTACAACTTGCACACATTGATCGCGCAATTGACCAATAGTAGAAAGTTCTTCGCCTTTAAATCCGCCACGTTGCGTGACAGCATCTACTACTGCGATAGTTGATCTAGCGATACGATTGCTAAGATCGTTGATTTGTGTTTGCTGTTCTGATACAGCTTTTTTAGCATCTGCCATATTATACTCCGTACGTTGAGGTTTTTTCAAGTGCAATCCAATATTGAACGTTTAATTCTTTATGAGAGAATTCAGAAATTAACTTCGAAGAGATACTTACATCGTAATCACCTGGGAGGATTTTAAGATTAGAAATACTCATAATGAAGTTAAAAGTAGCATCACCAAACTCACCATCAATATCGATCGAATACGCGTTTGATGTTGAGTTTTGGCTATCAACCACAGAAAGACTTACTACTCCATCTTTGCCAGAGATAGAGACTTCAGAATGACCAAGAGCTGATGCAGCTTTTTTCAAACGATTGAGGGTATCGTTATCAAGTGTAAACTTTACATCGCCATCAGGCATTTTGATATCTTTCTGTGGGGTTGTCAAAGTTTCTTCTGGAGAGAAGAAATATTTGACCTTTGAACGACCAGTAGAATCACTAACAGTGACGTACTCATCTTCAAATTTCAGACGTGGGGTATCGACTAAGCCAAGTACTCCAATAAATTCATTGAGATCGTAAATACCAACATCTTGTGGAAATTCTACATCAACTACAGCTGTAGCCAATACATTACGAGCTTCCGATATTGTTTTGATTGTATTACCAGAACGAATAATTACATTCTGGTTAATTGTTGAAAAGTTCTTGAGAACTTGCAGGGTATTTTCACTTAATTCCATCATTTACTCCATTTAAGTATACACATATTATACCTTATTAGTAATAATTTGTACACCAATTTATGCTACCATTTTACTAAAGTTTTTGTCCTTTACGAATTCAATCTTCGATCTGAACTTTCCATCTAAAATATCACCTTTATGTGATATTACGAATATATTTGTATCACTTAAATGTGATAATATTTTCTGTAGATTCTCAACACCATCTACATCGAGAGAAGAATCAAATGTCTCATCAAGAATCAATAGATTTGTAGAAATAGAATTCTTCATCTTAGCGATCTGTCGCCAAGTAAAAAGCAGGGATAAATCGATACGTTGTTTTTCACCTTCTGAGAAAGAGTCGTAAGTGAATTCATCACGATGTCTAGATCGAATTGTCTCCTGAAAGCTTTCATCTAAGTCAAAGTGTACAAAGAAATCTAAGATTTGTAAATACTGATTAACCAGGTTATTTATCACAGGAAGATACTGTTTAATAATCTTTGTCTTAATTCCAGTGTCTTTGAGCATTTCTCCGATTACCTCGTTGTACGATCTTTGCTCACTGAGTATTAACCTTTGTTCCTGATAGGCATCTTTTTGGTCTGAAAGAGTCTGAAGAGTTTCCGTTGCTTCTGCCAAATCTCCTCCTCCACCTTCGATTTTTCCGAGGTCACTTTTTTTAGATGCCAGACTTTCATGAATCTGTCTGAGACGTGTTGTGTTAGTAGATAATAAATGCTGTTTGTTCGTGACTGAACTCTGTACTTTAGTCGCGAGCTCAATATCTGTGTTAGCCTGATCCAACTCTGAAGAGATACCTTTGAGTGACGAATTAATGTTCTTTGCATTGGACGATGCAGCCGATATTTTTTCATTCCTGAGTGATTCACTAATATCCTGGGAACATGTTGGACAAGTTGTATTTTCTTCGAAGAACCGAGTTTCTTTGACGAGCGATTTAATGTTTGATTTAAGTTCATGTTCCTTTTCCTTGAGTGTCGCCGATTTCGAGCTGAGTTTACTAAGGGTACTTGTGACTTTTTCTGAATTGCTTTCGATAAACCTTCCAAGTTCTTCGTTTTGATTCGTGAGGTTGGACTGTTCTTCCTCGAGGACAGCAATCTCTTCCTTAATCTTATCAGCATATTCTTTGTTAAGTGCCTTGACGTCTTTAATGTACTTTTTCTGAGTTTCAATTTTATCAGAGATGAGATCGAGTTGGTAGGCAACTTCATTTGTCTGATCCTTGAGCGATGCATTCTTTTCTCTTAGGATGACATTCATCTTAGAGAACACATTGATATCAAGTAAATCTTCAATCACATCACGGCGGTGGCCGGCTGGGAGCTGCATAAAAGGAATAAAGCTGCTACTACCCAGCACGACCACCTGATGGAAGCTCTTGTGGTTTAGCTTCAGAATATTCTGTTCCAACATTTTCTGGTATTCTTTCGCATGAGACTCTTGATTAAACATCTGATCATTTTTATAGATCTCAAACTTACCAGGCTTAATGCCACGAACAACTTTATATTCTGTCTGACCAACAGATAACTCCACCTC